TGGCTTAAACTTAATCGGTCAAGTAGCTAATCTTGCTGGTACAATGATAGAAGGCAAGACTGCAGTTAAGAAAGCTGAAGCTGAAACTAAGATGAAGATAGCCACCGGTGAGATTGACTGGGATATAGCGGCTATGAAAGCTACAGAGAACAGTTGGAAGGACGAATGGATAACTTTATTGTTTAGTATCCCGTTAATCCTAGCATTCTGTGGTGATTGGGGCAATCAGATCGTACAAGCAGGGTTTACTGCCCTAGAGATTATGCCAGATTGGTATCAATACTCTTTGGGTGGGATCGTTAGTGCCAGTATTGGTATGCGTGGTGTAAGTAAATACTTCGGGAAGAAATAATGAAACAGAACTTTGATGAATGCCTACACATGTTACTGGAACACGAGGGAGGATTCGTAAATCACCCCAAAGACCCCGGTGGCATGACTAATCTTGGTGTAACTAAGAGAGTATACGACGAATGGATAGGCCGAGAGTCTACCGAAGAAGAGATGCGTGACTTAACGCCAGACGATGTAGGCCCGATCTACAAGAAGAACTATTGGGATAGAGTAAAGGGTGACCATTTACCTTCCGGTGTAGATTGGTGTGCGTTTGATTGGGCAGTTAACTCAGGTTCAGGTAGACCAGCTAAAGCTATTCAACGAGCAGTAGGAGCTACAGCGGATGGAGCTATAGGGCCACAGACATTAGGTCTTATATTAGAGAAAGACCCTAAGTATATTATTGATTACGTATATCACGTAAGGCAAGGCTTCTATGAAGGCTTAGATACGTTCAAGACATTTGGTCGTGGCTGGACTAGGCGAAACAAAGAAACACTAGAGCAAGCATTGAAGATGATATAATGGTAGATTACAGAGGCGAAAAGTTTTCAGGTTACAATAAACCTAAACGTACTCCGGGACACCCTAAGAAGTCTCACGCAGTATTAGCTAAAGAAGGCACTAAGATAAAACTAATTAGGTTTGGTGAGCAAGGAGCTAAAACTGCAGGTAAACCTAAAGCAGGTGAGTCAGATAAGATGAAAAAGAAGAGAGCATCTTTTAAAGCTAGACATGCCAAGAATATAAAGAAAGGCAAAATGTCAGCGGCTTACTGGGCAGATAAGGCTAAGTGGTAATGACTAAACCTAAATCAAAAGTAAACCAAGCAGGTAACTACACTAAGCCTACGATGCGTAAGAACTTGTTCAATAAAATTAAAGCAGGAACTAGCGGTGGTAATGCAGGTCAATGGTCTGCACGTAAGGCTCAGATGTTAGCTAAACAATATAAAGCGGCAGGTGGAGGTTACAAGAAGTCATGAAAGCCCCACAGAAATCACTCAAGAAGTGGACGAAAGAAGATTGGGGAACTAAGAGTGGAAAACCCAGTGGTAAGACAGGAGAACGTTATCTTCCGAAGAAAGCAAGAGAAGCTTTAACTGCATCAGAGTATGCGGCTACTACTGCGGCTAAGCGTAAAGGCACAGCGGCAGGAAAACAATTCGTAAAACAACCAAAGAAAATTGCAGAGAAGACTGCAAAGTATAGAGCATCAAAGGGTGGACTCACAATGAAAAAAGGTTATCATAAAATGCCTGATGGTACGATGATGAAGGATTCAGACATGAAGAAGAAGTCAGGCTATAAGCACGGCGGTATGACTAAAGGTATGAAGGCCTTAAAGAAAGCCGCACCTAAAGTGGCTAAGAAAATGGGTTATAACAAAGGTGGCATGGCTAAATGCGGTGCATCTTATAAAGGATAAATAAACAATGAACTTTGAGGACTATAAAGATCCTTTAGAGGAGTGTGGTTATATAGTAACTTCTGAAAACGTCACTACTAAAATGGGTGATGTACTCGCTGCTTCAGATCCTTATGGTTCTTACTGGTGTACTGATTCTAAGGTACAAGAGATACTATCTTCTGTCGTAACTAAAAAAGTACGTGCTCGAACTAAGTCGGGGCATTTCGTAAAGGATGACCCTACAACCCCTGAGAATGAAGCTTGGACAACTAAGACTATAGGAAATAAAAAATAAATGGTTGAAACAGCTTACTCCACAGCTACAGAAGCAGTAACGATAGCATCTACTACTACAGGTGCTAACGCTACTCTTGTGTATACATGCCCTGCATTACATGATGCAACAGTGGACTTACTTCATGTAGCTAATAACAATAACTCATCTAAAAAAATATACTTACAGTTTTATCATCAAGACGATACCACTTATCATTATGTATTAAAGAATCATACTATAGCAGGTAACTCAGCAGAAAATGTATTTGGTGCTGGTGTATTACATCTTCATGCAGGAGATAAAATTGTTGCCTATGGTGAAACAGCTAATACTATGGAAGTCTTAGTGTCTTGTAGAGAATTTTATAGTCCTAACCGATAGGGCATAACGGGGTTGCATTATTGTGTGTAGTATGATATAACTATATATGTATAACTAGTTTCCGGTAAGCTACAAATGTCTTGTAGTATCACACTGGAGAACTAATATGTTTAAAACATTTTCTAAATGGCTTAAAGCCTTACACGACTCAATACAAAGATCACAACAAGCTAGGGCTGATTTGTGGTTACTTACACATCTAACAGATAGAGAATTAAAAGATATAGGTATCGCAAGATATGATATCAGACGGAGAATGAATGGCTCGTAATCTTACAGAGAACCAACAAAAGTTTCTGGAAGTCTTATTTGAAGAGGCTTCCGGAGATGCGGCTATGGCTAAGCGATTAGCAGGTTATAGTGATACAACGCCTACTAGATCTATTACGTCAGCACTAAAGGATGAAATCTTTGATGCTACTAAAGAGTATATGTCTAGGTTAGGGCCTAAGGCGGCTATAGCTTATGGCTCAGCTTTAGATGACCCTACACAGTTAGGCGTTAAGGAAAGGATGATAGCTGCAGGTCAAGTTCTTGATCGTTCTGGCTTAGTGAAGACCGAGAAAGTTGCAGTAGAGTCTAGCGGAGGTCTATTTATATTACCACCAAAGGATTCCTCACAAGGCGATGAAACATAAGACTGACTTTCAGAAAACTGAATTGGGCTATTGGATGCTACCAAAGCCCTCTCATATTAAAAGATGGGAACGAATCCCACGATTATCTAAACGAACTGTACCCTTTGGCTACCGTATAGACTCAGAGGATGATAGATGGTTAGAACCTATTGCTACAGAGTTAGAGTTATTAGAACTTGCAAAGAAACACTTAAAGCAATACAGTTACCGAGAAGTATCTGCTTGGTTAACCACACAGTCGGGTAGAAAAATAACTCATGATGGACTTAAGAAGCGTATAGATGTCGAAAGAAAACGTAAGTCACTTGCTAAAATTAAACGCAAGCTTGCCCTCTGGCTCGAAGAAACGAAAGCGCAGTACGAAGCCCTCGAAAAAGAAAGACTCGGTTACTACACCTACGACGAAGATAGTTGAGCAAGAGCCTGTACACACTGTACCAGCGCAAGTAGCACCAGCCCCATTCGATGTAGAGTATGCCCAAGACGTAGTATTTCAACCCAATCCCGGCCCACAGACACAATATCTAGCGGCTAGTGAAAGAGAGGTACTATATGGAGGGGCAGCCGGAGGAGGGAAGAGCTATGCCACACTAGCAGATCCTCTTCGTAACCTAAACCATAAAGACTTTAGTGGCCTACTTGTACGCCACACTACAGAAGAGTTACGTGAGCTTATACAGAAAAGCCAAGAGTTGTACCCTAAAGCTATTCCGGGTATTAAGTGGTCAGAGAGAAAGTCTCAATGGACTACACCTCAAGGCGGTAGATTATGGATGTCTTACTTGGATAAAGACACAGACGTTATGCGTTACCAAGGACAGGCGTTTAATTATGTAGCTTTCGATGAGTTGACTCAATGGAACAGTCCCTATGCGTGGAATTATATGCGTTCACGTTTACGTAGTGCATCACCTGAATTAGGTTTGTACATGAGGGCTACCACAAACCCCGGAGGGCCGGGACATGCTTGGGTCAAGAAGATGTTTATTGATCCTTCTACACCTAACAAACCTTTTTGGGCTACAGATATAGAAACAGGTGAAACTCTTTCTTATCCTAAAGGCCACAGTAAAGAAGGTGAACCGTTATTCAAACGTAAGTTTATTCCTGCTAGTTTGTTTGACAATCCTTACTTAGCTGATAGTGGAGACTACGAAGCCATGCTTCTATCTTTACCAGAGCATCAGCGTAAGCAGTTACTAGAGGGTGACTGGGATATCAATGAGGGTGCGGCTTTCCCTGAGTTTAACCGAAAGGTACACGTAGTAGCCCCTTACGATATACCTAATAGTTGGGCTAAGTTTAGGGCTTGCGATTATGGTTACGGTAGTTATACGGGTGTTGTATGGTTTGCTGTAGCACCAGACGAACAGTTAGTTGTTTATAGAGAGATGTATTGCTCTAAGGTTACAGCTACAGACTTAGCAGATATGATATTAGATGCTGAGTCAGATGATGGTACTATAAGGTATGGCGTATTAGACTCATCCTTGTGGCACAAACGAGGCGATACAGGGCCTAGCCTTGCAGAGCAAATGATAATGAAAGGTTGTAGGTGGCGGCCTTCAGACAGATCTAAAGGCTCACGTATAGCCGGTAAGAACGAAATACATAGACGCTTACAGATAGATGAGTTTACTGAACAACCTAGACTAGTGATATTTAATAATTGTACTAACCTTGTAGCTCAGCTACCTAGCATACCACTAGATAAACGAAACCCCGAAGACGTTGATACACACGCTGAAGATCACCTGTATGACGCTTTAAGATATGGTATAATGACCAGACCTCGTAGTTCTTTATTTGACTATGACCCTGCAACATCAAGATCAGGCTTCCAATCGTCTGATCCTACATTTGGATATTAAGTATGAACCCTAGTGATTTTGAAGACGACTACGAAGAGAATATTGAATCTGCGGATTCTTCATACATTGAAGATGTAAAGGAGAAAGAGTTAGAATCTGATCCTTCTGTAGGTAATATTATAGGTTTTATAAACGAACGTTTCACTAAAGCTGAAGATGCAAGACGTGTAGACGAAGACAGATGGATGAAGTCCTACAGGAATTACAGAGGCTTATATAGTCCTGATGTACAGTTCACTGAAGCTGAAAGATCTCGTGTATTCGTAAAAGTAACTAAGACTAAAACTCTAGCCGCTTACGGGCAGATAGTAGATGTACTATTCGGTAACAATAAGTTTCCTATTAATGTAGATCCTACTACTTTACCTGAAGGTGTAGCTGACTCTGTACACTTTAACTTAGATCCTGCGGCTGATGAAGCTACAGACGAACTAAAACAAACCTTTGCTCCTTTCTCTACAGAAGAGTCTAGACTACAACCGGGCGAGACAATGCAACAGTTGTCGGAACGTCTAGGTGGTATGGCTAACAAACTAGAGCCTGTAATGGATAAACTAGTTGAAGGGCCGGGAACTACTCCTTCTACTGTAACAGTGCGTCCTGCACAAGTTGCCGCTAAGAAGATGCAGAAAAAGATACATGATCAGTTAGAAGAAAGCGGAGCTAACAAACAGCTTCGCTTAGCCGCATTTGAATGTGCCTTATTCGGTACAGGTATAATGAAAGGCCCATTCGCTACAAACAAAGAGTACCCTCGTTGGGATGACGAAGGTAACTACGATCCTGTAATCAAGACTGTACCATCTACGAGTAACGTTTCTATATGGGACTTCTATCCTGACCCTGATGCGGCTAACATGGATGAAGCTGAGTACATAATCGAAAGACACAAGATGTCACGCTCACAACTAAGAGCACTCAAAGGTCGTCCTTTCTTCCGTGACAACTCTATAGACACAGCTATTAAGTTAGGTGAGTCCTACGAGAAGAAGTGGTGGGAGCAAGTCATGGAGGACGATGAGCAAGGCTCTAAAGCAGAACGCTATGAAGTAAAAGAGTTCTGGGGTTTTGTTGATCGTGAAGTACTAGAAGATCATGACCTTAAGATTCCTAGTGAGTTAAAAGATTCAGAACAAATAAACGTAAACCTATGGTCGTGTAACGGTCAAGTTATTCGTATGGTTATGAATCCTTTTAAACCTGCTCTTATACCTTACTATGCCGTGCCTTACGAGATCAATCCTTACAGCTTCTTTGGCGTAGGTATTGCAGAGAACATGGATGACACCCAGACATTAATGAATGGCTTCATGCGTATGGCTGTTGATAATGCTGTACTATCAGGTAACTTACTGATTGAAGTAGACGAGACTAACTTAGTTCCGGGACAAGACCTATCGGTATATCCGGGCAAAGTCTTTAGGAGACAGGGTGGTGCTCCGGGTCAAGCTATCTTTGGCACTAAGTTCCCTAACGTCTCAGGTGAGAACATGCAGTTGTTCGATAAGGCAAGAGTATTGTCAGACGAATCAACAGGATTCCCTAGCTTTGCTCACGGTCAAACAGGTGTGTCTGGTGTAGGTCGTACAGCTTCAGGTATCTCTATGCTTATGTCAGCGGCTAACGGTTCTATTCGTACAGTTATTAAGAACGTAGATGATTACCTATTGAATCCTTTAGGCAAAGCTTTCTTTAGTTTTAATATGCAGTTCGACTATGATCCTAGCATCAAGGGTGACTTAGACGTAAAGGCTCAAGGTACTGCTTCTCTCATGGCTAACGAAGTCAGATCACAACGACTAATGCAATTCTTACAAGTTGCACAGAATCCTACTCTAGCTCCGTTTGCTAAGATGGACTATATCATTCGTGAGATTGCTATAAGCATGGACTTAGATCCTGACAAGGTGACAAACTCTATGGATGATGCGGCAATACAGGCTGAGATACTTAAAGGCTTCCAAGCTCCTCCTGAGCCTACTGATCCAAATGCACCACCTACAGCACCTCAAGGACAAGCTCCTACAGGCCCACAAGATATGACTGGTGGCGGCGGTGGTAACATAGGTGTAGGTGCGGCGGCTACGCCCGGAGAGCCGGGATTTAGTGGGAACGTACAGTAATGGGAGCACTCAGTAAACTCATAGCTAAAGAGTTAAGCTCTGCTTTAGGTATAGCTGATAACCCTAAGTATAACCCTGCGTTTAAAGATAAGTCTAAAACTAACATGAGGGCTTTACAAACACTAGAAGATGAACAAGACTTTGGTGATGATTTAGGTCAGTATATACCTGATGATAATGATATGCCTACTGCTGAAGAGTTTTATGATGTCTATGGAGATGATAATCCTAATGCATTATATGATATGCAAGATATATTTGACACTGATGATCCTGATTATGTAGACTTGGTGTATGGAGATTTAGATGGAACAAAGACAACCTATTCTAACAAGACAAATTTAACAACTTTTTATAGCCCTTTAATGTCTGCTCTTGACGAAGCACCTATATCCGAAAAAGGGACTCTAGGTAAAAACATAAATGCTTTTGTGCGTAAACGTGCTCCTAAGATGAGTAAAGGTGAGTTAGATTATACAGGAGATTTTTTAGAGCCTAATAAAAAGTATACTAGAGAGCAAGCTCAAGATGCGGCTTACGATAAAGGTTTTACTATAGAAGCAAATGTAGGATCAGTTCAATATCAAAATATGCAGAGGCAAGATATAAATACTTTGTTTAATCCTGAGTATGGTTATTTTGAAATAACATTAGATCTAGAGCGCAATACAAACAAATCTAAAAAGATAGACTTAAAAACACACCACTCTAATAATACTATAGCTCATGCTAGGATAGGTCATTATGCTACTCAAGATGATCAATATTATTTAATAGAAGAGCTTCAAAGTGATATGTTACAAAAGAACAGTAACGTTAAAGATCTGCCATTAAAGAAAAATAAAGATTATATACGAAATTTATTACAGGCTACATTTATCTTAGCTAAAAAGAACGGCATAAATAAAATAGTAATGCCTCCCGTAAAAAGACTTAGAGATCCTAGAGTAGATGATTTACGTGCTTCTTCTAAAGATGAGGGAGCAAAGGTATTTAATGAAACCTACAATATAGCTTTTAAGAAAGCCTTAAAATCCTTTCAGAATGAGTATCCTAGTGGTACAATTAAGACAGGAGAAAGAGAACTTCCTTACTATTCCGCATACTTGCCATCAAAAGATAAACGCACTGAAGTAGGTTTTGAAATAGATATAACAGAGTTAGACCTAGATAATCTTGTACCTCGCTTCAACGAAGGTGGCTTAGTTAAGAAGCCCGGCTTAATGCAAAGACCCTCATAATGCAAATAAAGAAACTAGTAAACGACAAACCCTTATGGGATTCTTTCTGTGAAACTCTTGATGCTAAGATAGCTCAGACACACAAGAAGATGGAACAAGTTACAACTACAGATGAAATGTTTCGTTGTCAAGGCGAGATAGCAGGACTACGAAAACTTAAATACTTAAGGGATGAAGTAAATGGCAACTCCTAAACTAAGACCTGAAGGATTAGGTATACCTAAAGAAAGACAGAAAGACGGTAGCACTCTTGAGTTTATTAATACAAGAGGTAGACCTAAACCTAGACCTAAAGATCTTATGAGTGATGAACCTCGTACCGTACCTGACTTTATGGAGAGTCAATATAAATTAAATGGAGAGACTGTAAAGTTAGATATTGCTAGGACGGCTAATCCTGTATCTATGTTAGGTCTTATTAAAGGTAATACATTTAAACTTATTGATGAAGACCCGATGAATTATACAGGTCTTTACTACCCTAGTAGAGACGATAAAGAGGGAGGTTATTTTGAGGGTGAAGGTGCAGGAAAGCACATGTCAGATAATTACCCAGAGCAAGATACTTTAGAGATAAATGATATTGCTTTTTCTGGCGTAAAAGGGCCTGAAGACTCTCTAGCTCCTGTACATGAACTTATGCATAGAGGCTTAGAAGAATTACGTTTAGCCTACCCTGAAGAGGATGCATCTAAAATAATAGGGGAAGAAGCCGCTTTTGTATTACACTATGATCAGCCTGATGTAGAACATGTTTTACTAGAGGCTATGCTTGAAAGTAGAGGTCATAGACATAAAGATCAACACAAACATAGATATAGGCATGTTAGCAATTTAAATGATACAGACGTTACGTCTATATACCAATCTATTACTCCTATATTTGAACTATCAAATACTCTATTAGAAGAGAGAGGCTATAAGCCCGAACAAGTCATGTCAGAACTAGCAGAAGAAGAAGCTGGTAGAATGAAAAGATATGGTCAAGACTTCGAACAGCCTAACTTATGGAATAAACTAAAAACAAAATTGGGTTTCGCTATCGGCGGCCTAGCAACAGAAGAAACCCCAAGGAGCAACTCAATGAGCAGACAAATGGAAATGGCATTAACTGGTGGATCTAATGAAGTAGACCCAGTAAGCGGAAACGAAGTTCCTCCGGGATCTTTACCTGAAGAAGTGCGTGATGATATAGACGCTAGACTTAGTGAAGGTGAATATGTTGTACCTGCAGATGTCGTTCGTTACTTTGGTGTGAAGGTCTTCGAAGACATGCGTAATGAGGCTAAGATGGGTCTATCTCAAATGGATGCAGATGGACGTATAGGCGGAGAGCCTATGCCAGCAATGCCCACAGAAGGTGGTATGGAAGGTATGCAAGACATAACAGAAGAAGACTTAGCCGCACTAGAGCAAGCTATGGCTACGGGTGTAGCTGATGGTGGCTTGATGGATAAGTTAGCTACTGCCGCTAAGAGTGACAAGCTAATCAATGCTCGTATGAATGCTAAAGGTATGTCTGTAGGTTATAAAGAAGGGGGTGCAGTTCAAGCTCCTCTTAACACTAACCCTACAAGAATAGATGCACTTATAGATAAGTTTATGGTAGCGGCACAGAATAGCCCAGCGTTAATGCAAGAGCTTGCTAGTAGAGGTGTTACACTAAATACGACTGGTGCTAATCTAAACCCTCAACAGATGCAGTCAGCTAACAGGCAAACTGAAAGAGCTTTTAATACAGGTGGTGCATTAGGTTTTACTCCTAGTAACTACGGCTTAGGTTTCTCTGTCTTTGGTGGAGGTGCAGGAGCAGGGACTTCTCCCGTACAAGAGATTGAGACTATAATGGTAGAGTATCATAACCCTACTACAGGTGATACTATGATGATAGCTCATGATAAAGCTACTAACCAACCTACACAAGTTGTACCTGCAGGTTATGTAATAAAGACAACAGCAGTTGCTCCGGTTGATCCTGTAGATACAGTAGCACCTAGAGAAAACAGAGATGAGGATACTCGTAGTGCCTCTCAGAAGCTACTAGAAGAATCCATGAAAGATACTGATTGGATGGAAAGATATGACTATAGTAGCCCTGAAGGTCTTTATCAGACTACCAAAGCGGCTATGGAAGCTGAGTTAGAAGAACAAGCTGGTATTATAAAGTTTATTGGTAAGTTTGATAAGTCAGGCTTTATTACTAATAGAAATGAAATGATGATACTAGGGCAGACTAACGCACACATACGTATGTTAGAAAAGCAAGGTCAGACATCTCCTGAAGAGATTGCAGAACTTAAGGAACTAGCCGCACAATATAAAGAAGCAAATGGATTAGATGGTTTTGCTATGGGCTTAGTAACTAACGGATGGGGTTTAACAGACGTAATTAAAGATACTCTAGGAGATGATCTATTTGCTAATACTACATCTTCAAGAACTAGTGTTGGTACTTCTTTTGATCCTATAGCTTCAAGAGAAGCACAAAGAAACTTAAGTGCTGATAGAGATAGAAAAGTCAGCAAAGCAGAATCAGACAGAATAACTAAAACTGTTGCCGCTATGAAGAACAAAAGCGGTAAGGCTACAGTAGATTCGTCAAGAAGTCGTACAGATTCTAGTGGTAAAAGGGCTGGCGATGTAGGTTACGAGAGTGCCTTAGCTAAAAGAGCTAGACTAGCTAGAGAGAGTAGTTCTAGCCCTGTTCGTAAAACAAGCTCAAATAATAATTCTAATAATAGAAACACTAGTTCTAATAATTCCGGTTCTAAATATAGCGCAGGTAAAGGACGAACCGGTAATAGCAAAACAGATTGGAGCAAGCCCGGAAAATATAATAAGGGCGGCTTGATGAAGAAGAAAAAGTAATAACTAAAAGACTATCCTATAAAACTATAAGGCTACCCGGCTTAGGCCGGCCCCAACATAAAGGAATATAATATGCCTGAATTAGAAACAGTAGAAACTCCTAAAGTAGCAGGGTTTGTTGATCCTAACTACACCAATAAAGCTAATAGGAGACGTATCGAGCAAGAAGAAGCAGAGCTAGACAAGCTCATGAAAGGGGAACAGAATGAGGAAGATACTTCAGAAGATCAAGAACCTGATGGTGAGACTCAAGAACTTAGTGATGAATCTGATAAGAAAGATGAAACGTTAAGTAGTGAAGAACGTACATACAAGAAACGTTATAGTGATTTACGTGATCATCTAAACAAACAGTCTGCGGAGATCAAACAGCTACAGGCTAAACTAGAGAATGCTGAAACAAGCGGTACTCTTAGGCCACCTAAGTCAGACGAAGATATTGAGGCGTGGGCTAATGAGTTTCCTGACATTGCGGCTATAGTAGAAACTATTGCATCTAAGAAAGCAGAGGAACGATTCTCTGGTGCTGAGGCAAGGCTACAAGAGATTGATCGGATTAGCGAAGAAGCTACTCGTAGTAAGCTAGAACAAGAAATCAGAGCCATACACCCTGACTTTGATGAACTACGTGATAGTGATGCTTTCCATGACTGGGCTAAGAAAGAACCTAAATGGGTCAAAGATGCTCTATACGACAACTCTGAAGATCCTGCATCAGTTGCTCGTGTAATAGATTTATACAAGATGGCTAAAGGTTTAGATACTAAGTCTAAAAAGAAAGCCACTAAAGCGGCGGCTTCTGCAGTAGTAACTAAACGTTCTACTAAGCCTGACTCTAATGATATAGCCGGACACTTTAGCGAGTCTCAGGTACACAAGATGACAGCAGATCAGTACGAAAAGAATGCTGATGCTATCATGGAAGCAATACGTGCAGGTAAGTTCACCTACGATATGACAGGTGGCGCACGATAATTGCAAATAAAGTATTGACATCTATGGTGTATCTAGTATAACTATAGGTGTCTTTAAAGAAATAGTAAGCCTCACTGTGTGACTACCTTACTATCTAAGACACTATCTCACTAAGTCTAAACATACCAATAATAAGACCTACCTGAACAAGTATAGGCCCGTGTATCTTTAACATCGTGACTGATCCTTACGAAGTAAAGCCTACATGCACCCTAGAAAGTACAGCCTCTTATAGGTTCGTTTAGCTTACTTAAAACTAAGCCAAACACCCAATGGAGGATTATAATGGCATTTGCAGTAGCAAGCGGATATACAAACTTACCGAATGGTAACTTTAGTTCCGTAATTTATTCAAAAAAAGTACAACTTGCATTCCGCAAGTCCACAGTTTGTGGAGACATAACTAACTCTGATTATTTCGGTGAGATCGCTGCACAAGGCGATACAGTGAAAATTATAAAAGAGCCTGAGGTAAGCGTATCAGCTTATGCTCGTGGTACAACAATAGCTGCACAAGATCTTGCAGACGCAGACTTCTCTCTAGTTGTAGATAAAGCAAACTACTTTGCATTTAAAATCGACGACATCGAAGAAGCACACTCCCATGTTAATTTCATGGACATGGCTACAAACCGTGCGGCTTTCCGCTTGGCTGATCAGCATGACCAAGAAGTATTGGGTTACTTAAGTGGTTACAAACAGTCTGCTCTACATGCTAACGCAGGTGCAGTAAACAACGTAGTAAATGGTACTAAAGCTAATACAGCGGCAGGTACAGACGAATTACTTGCAGCTAACAAGCTGAAAAAAGGTGACTTCGGAAACATTACTACAACTTCAGCAGGGGAACACTCTATCCCAGTTGCCGCACGTTTACCCGGAGCAACTGCTTTACCAACAGCATACGTATCACCAGCAATGTTGATTTCACGTATGGGTCGTTTGTTAGATCAGAACCAAGTAGACACTGCAGGTAGGTGGCTTGTACTTGATCCTATCATGATGGAAGTCCTTCGTGATGAAGATTCACGTCTGTTTAACGCAGACTTCGGTGAGTCAGGTGGATTACGTAACGGTCTAGTCTTGAACAACTTCCACGGCTTCCGTGTATATACTTCAAGTAACTTACCATCAGTAGGTACTGGTGCAGGTACAACAGGTACAGCTAACCAGAATGCTAACTACGGTGTTATCGTAGCTGGTCATGACTCAGCAGTAGCAACTGCAGAGCAAATCAACAAAACAGAAACATATCGTGATCCAGATTCATTCGCTGACATCTGCCGTGGTATGCATCTTTACGGGCGCAAGATCTTACGTCCAGAAGCGTTGATCACAGCTAAATATAACTTAGCATAATAAAACACTTTGAGGGGGCTGGCTTTATGTTAGCCCCTTTACGTACATTTAAAATCTCGTAGGAATTAACATGACGACTTATATAAACCTAGTGAATGAATTACTTCGTCGTCTTAATGAAGTCGAGATTAGTGAGGTTGATTTTACTTCAACTAAAAACGTACAGTCACTAGCTAAAGATGCTATTAATTCCTCTATACGTGAAATACTACAAGACGCACAAGAGTGGCCTTTTACTTTAGTAACGTATCAGCAGACTTTATCTTCTGGTACTAGTACGTATGACTTTCCTTCTGACTTCTCAAAAGCAGACTGGGAAACCTTTTATTTAACAAATGCTGTGTCTGCCTATCCTACACAACTACCTAGTATCTCTTATGAAAGTTATGTAGCAGATGTAAGAAGTTTAGATGATGTAGCTGGTACAGGTGGCTACGGTAAACCTACTACTATATATAAAACACAAAGCACTAAGTTTGGAGTTACACCTCCTCCCGATGCTTCGTATGTTATAGAGTATAGCTACTGGAAGTTCCCTACAGACTTAACTTTAAGTAGTGATGTTTGTATTATACCAGATAGATTTAGACATGTAGTACTTGATGGTGCTATGATGTACCTTATGCACTTTAGATCTAATGAACAATCGGCTCAGTTACACGCAGATAAGTTTAAGAAGGGTATAAAGACGATGAGAAGATTGCTAGTAGACAGTAAAGATTACTTAAGTTCTACAGTAATAAACCGAATGGGAAACTCTTTTTATAAGAATAGTGTTTAATGGCAGATAAACTCAGTACATATTTATCTGTTTGTACAGGAGGGTTGATCACTAACGTTGATCCCCTAACTCAAGCCTCAGGTTTGTCTGGTAGTGCTATACGTATGATAAACTATGAACCTGCCCTAGCTGGTGGGTATCGTCGTATTAGTGGGTATGCTAATGACTACGGTACAGTTCCCGGTACAGGTGCTGTACTAGGTGTAGCAGTAAATGGTAACTTAGACGATGGTATATTTGCATGTAGAAAACCTACATCTGGACATGATTATTTATATAAATGGCAAAACTCTAACTCCTCTTGGGTAGCTATACCCGAAGCTGGTAATCCTGATATGACTAATGTTAGTAGAATAAGGTTTACTAGCTTTAACTGGTCAGGCGAAGTACTACTTCTAACGGATGGTGTAAACCCTGCATCTACATATAATGGTACTGTTTACGCACAGATAACACATGCACAAGCTCCAAACAATCCTAAGTACTCTGAAGAGTTTGCATCTCATATATTCTTGTGCGGTGACTCCTCTGAACCCTATAATATATACTTTAGTGCTCCACTAAACTATTCTGATTTTAGTCCTGCTAACGGTGCTGGTGTTATTAATGTAGGTTATACTATAACAGCAGTTAAAAAGTTCCGTAACCAGTTAT